TTGCATATTGAACCACTGAGTTGCCTTCAGTCCTGCGACGGTTTTTAAGGCGGTTTGAATGGATTTGAAAATGTTGTAAAACATGATGTTATGGATTAAATAATTTTTGCATTTCGCGGTCAATCTTGGCCATTATGCGTTTGTCGAGGTTCGTGCTGTCTCCTATTTGCTTACGCTCCGGCTGTGGCTTGATACCTTCGTTATGTGGCTCGGCGTAGGGCAGCGTGTTCCGGAAAGCGACCTGAGCATCCGTGGCCTTTGTATCACTGTCCCACGACCGACGCAGATGGCCACGCCTAACGAGCAGCGCCCTGTTTGCATCGCGCTGGAACTTGGAGCCTGCCTTTGTGCCGCGCAATTGTTGTGAGGTTCCTCCGTTAACGGATCTGCCTCTTTTGCGCCACATTCCTTTCGGCGGTTTACGCGACGGCCACCGCTGAACACTGGTTCCGGTATTGAATCCCTGGGCGTCGAAGTTGTCGTGAATGAAGTCGAGACCTTCAACTTTAATGATGCCAGGGAGCCGGTTGCTGATCAGCGTTTGTGCGCTCCTGATCAGGCGTTGCATATCTCTATTAAACTTTGCGTTATCAGCCATAATTTAAAGATTACACGAATTAAGACTAATTACGGGAAGATTTCTTCCTCCGCATTGCTCAAGTCGTCACCCGCTGATTTGATTAAATTTTTTGTTGCATCGGCGTCTCCACCAATGGCGATGCTTATCACATCCGAAGCGGCGGCGAGAGGAGTTGCCGCTATCTTAATCGTTGCACTCGCAACCTCCCCGATAAATCCAAATAAGCTCATATTGCTGAATTTAAATAATTTAAAAAAGTGGATCCCATTTTCCTGACGTCGGGAAAATGGTCATGCGTCAAGGTTTTTTAAGAGGGTGCTGGCCTCTTTGTTAACCGCTTTCGAAGTCTTTTTATCCTGGTTAAAATAGCCTGCCGATTCCGCGAATAGTTTCTTGTCTTTACCTGGATTAAAATCGAAACCGGCGGCTGTATTCGGTGCAATGCGTTTTGCAACAATACGCGCAACGGCAACCATTGCGACAGGTTTGTCGGTTTGCGTTACAGAGCATCGGCAGCCCCAATCGTTTGGCGGGTACCACGTATCCCAAATAGGATCGTCAATTGGCGCAACCATTCCGTTCATTGCTAAATGGTCGGGTCGCGCGTGCCCATCGTCTACAGCCCGATACTCAAGATTCGGGTATAGATCTGCATTTTCAGAAAAGCCATCCCACTTCTTTGCCATCTCCGCATTACTGACTGCCTGATTGTATTCCGTCTCGAGCCACGTTTTATTGTAGGTCTCGGTAATTGGTCCAGCCAGTTTTTTGAAGTCGTTCCAACTGCGGCGTACACCCGCATCATCGAGTAGTAATTTGATCAGCGTTGCTTTCTCCTGGTGAGCCTTGAACGCGGAGAATACAGCGGCGTTCTCGCGCAGCGCTGTAGCGAGTACCTGATCGGACGAACCAAAGTCCAATTTTGTAACGTCGCCAACCGATTTTGAAATAGCATCTTCCAGACTTCTAAAATTCAATTCCCAAATAGCCGGATCAATCAGCGACAAATCATTGTCGTAAACTCGCTTCAGGTATTCGAGGAGTATTTTTTTAAGGCCGTCACTCGCTACCAGGGACGAGAGGCGGCCTGCGCTTTTTTTGTTGTCTTAGGGTCAATCTTTGGATCAATCGTCGGATCAACCTTTGGGTTTACTTTTGGATCGGCATTCGGATCCTCGATGGTATTGTCCACCGGTGCGCCCGGATCAATAACGGGTTTATCATCAAACGCCGTATAGCGGAACTCGGCACCCTCGAGCGGATAACCGTGAAAGGTCAGGAATGGAATTAACTTACTATTGACGACATTGGTGATCTTGCGCATACGCGAGTGGTGAAACTCAGCAGTTGTGCGCTCATGAACCTCCGCAGTTCCGACAAAAGCCTTCTGGTCGGTTGTGCCGGTTGCCCCATTAATACACTTACTGATCTCATCATTACACCCGGCAATCTTTTCCTGGTATATTTTATAGAAGTCGCGGCCCTGTGCCTGGATAATCTGTACGGCGTCGGCGGTACCACGAATCACGTAACCATTATTGCTAAAGTTGCGGGCCATTGTTTCAATGCGATTGAGCTCGTTGGCATCGTCTGTGTCGGTTGCAATGTCGAGCAGTGGCATTCCAAACTTTTCAGAACCCTGACTCCAGTCTGTATTCGCAAAGTTTTTCCAGATGACTTCCCTGGCTAAGGTTTCAAACTTGCCCAACTTATCAGCCTTTCCCAATTCGATCAGGAATAGTTCTTGCTTCAGGTCCTTTGAACCGCCTTTGTCATCAGCTACCTCGTATACAACGCCTGCACCCTGCGGACTGTTGGCGTCGAAGCATATAGAATAACTGAATGGCAAAACGTTTCTCCTGGAGAAAATATCACACTCGGTAAACTCTCCCTTGTCATCGATCAATCCAAACTCAACGAGCGTGTATCCCCAAAATTCGGGTTCGATGCAATACTTTTGAAAGTCCTCGAACCACTCTTTTTTCAGGAACTTTGTCGCCTCCTCATCATCGGTGCCGTTTTTCGACAACATAAAAGGCTGGCTCACCACTTTATTGTAAGCTTGCTCAAGCTGGCTGATCACGTGCGAATCTTTCGAGACGTTCTCATAAATGCCAATCAGGTCGCGCCTGTCAGGATTATAGATATCAATGGCCGCATCCACCGCCGATTTCAGCGTGTCCATTTGCATCGCGATACGGTCAATCGGGGTTTTGACAACCGAGACGGATGGGCGTGTTTTTTTTGTCGCCGAACTTTGTGCAGCATCCACCATTTGTAATGCCGCATTTAAATGCGATTTTATTGAATCAGATTGGGCTGACCCTACGGTCGACCTTGTAAGGTTAAATCCTAATAGTTTCATATCAATCAATTAATAGGGGTTGTGTGATCGTGGGGTATTGCTGCCCATGCGTATTTTAGTCGCGACAGTGCCAGTTGCGGAATCCATAATGCGATCGATGGTGCAGGAAAGTTTCCCTGAAGCGATCTTCTCGAGGTCGCGCAATGTATCGTCGTAATCTTTCACAACGCGTTCCGGGATATCATTATCGGGCACGCGGCCATAGAGGAAGTAAACCGAAATATTCAACATCCACCTGACGAGTGACCGGTTACGGCCATCGCCCGATTTTGTGAGTTCGTCGGCGACTTTATACCTGGCACCGAGACGATCGATAATAGCGGATGCTGCGTCGGCCTCGGCAGCGTCGAGTATCGTATCATCACCCCCTGTTATCTGGTCCATCAGGGAAGTATCAATTTTTGAGGGATAATCATCCCGTGTGAGAAATGTTGTGATCATGCCTGTCGTGAATTATTGCGCCGGAAGTTTCCGGAGCGGTTAGTTTCTTTTGATTTATTGCGCCTGGTAACCTTACCGAGTTCGGCGAAACAACGCTCATCGGCGTCGGGTGCATCGTCGTGGGTCTTATAGCCCGGTTCGATACCGTAAAGCTGCATAAGGCCAACCTGTGTGTCGAAGTGTGCCTTTAACTTTTCGTTGTAATACACGCGCCCGTTCTGGTATAGCGGATGCGTGCTCATAATACGGTCGAACTTATTCACGCGTGGAAGGTCAACCTTCCGGAGGCGAAGGCGAACACCCTCTTCCTGCTCCACCTCGTCAATTACGCGGTCGAGCTCGTCGTTCCAGAACTGACTTTCGTACTGCCACCTTAATGTCGATGATCCATTGAGGTCCTTTTGAAACATTGCGATCCATTGCACGGCTGCTCTCATTTTCGATTGACGCACAAAACAGTCGATCAAATAAAAGCGGTTATCCTTCACGCCCCACACACGCACAGCGTTCGAGTCGGCGCTTCCTGAGTCAGAATAAGCAACGTCCCAATGTGCTACAATGCTGTCGAAGCGACCAGGGAGCTTTGCCCACTGGATCATTTCCTCGGTGAAAACGCTTCCTTCGATATGCGGGTCGTTGTTGTATTCTGCCCTGGCTGCCATTACGCCAATCTCCTCCTCGCGTTCGCGGTAATATTCGGCGTCGTACTTTTCCTTCCATGCGGGCTCGTAGGTAACCGGATCGTAAGCGTCCACACGCTCAACTCTCCATTTCGGGTGCCGCTCCATTAACACTGTCATGATCATAGTTGGGTGAAAGCGGTTGTTCGCCATCAGAAACCTGCGGCGTGGACCGTCCATGGTTGGAATCAAATCTTTCTCCACCCATTTGGCAATCTCGCGCTGACGTTTCGGGTTCTTGACCGTGTCCTGGTCTTCGAGGTCATCGGCCACAATATAGTCAGGCCGCCGGGATCCCTTACGCAAACCGCGAACACTCTGCCGCATACCGAATGCTTTACACAGGAACCCGTTTTTCGTTTGAAAATAACCGTCCTCCCAACTGCCCTGAAGCTTCTGTTCGCCAAAATCGTGAATCAGCTTGCTGTTGGCTTCGAACTCTGCCTGAAGGTCGGAGAGCAGGATCTTGGCATGCGTCTCGGTATTACCGACAATCACCATATAGCCGATATCGTCATTGATCCAAAGAAACAACGGGATAATCACGTCAGCCCACACCGACTTTGCGAGGGCACGCCCCCACATCATAAAGAGCAGGAGAATCTTGTATTTGATTACAAGTTTAGCCAGGCGAATATGAAACCATGCTGATTTGCTCGAGGCGTAGTGCGTGAGGTAGGTTTCAACGAAAAAACCGATATCCTTCTTTGCCCTGGTAATTCGATCCTTTTGTTGAACCTTCGTTTCGAACGGGTCGAAACTGCCAACCTCGCGGATGATGCGGAGCTTTGCCAGGTATAGGTCTTTTGCGTTTTTGTCTTCGATTTTCATCGCTGCGATTTACACATGTATTGAATATGCTCTTCCTGAAAGTCGAGCGACTTCATGTACAAATCGAGGTTGAACCCACGCATTGCCTGGAAGATCTCCTCCATTACCCACAGATAGCCCGACAGACTCACGCGGCTCTCTTTGTCCATCGTGACCAGGGCTTTGTTCCATTTGCTGATCGCGTCGTCCACACGGCTGATTTGCTTGCGTATTTCGGTCGCGCCCTCGGTGTCGATATTGGCCTCTGCCAGTCGAAGGTCTTTGGTCAGCCTTAGCCGGTCCTCTCCCAGGGATCCCATAATCTTCTTAATATTCCCGATACTCAGGTGAGGTGACGAATTCCGGGCATCGCGCTCGGCTTTCCATCCGCCATCGCGAACCCATTTTGAAAGCGTAACCTCCGAGACCTTAATCAAAGGACTAATCTCGCAGGCGTCTTTTCCCTGCTCCACGAAAAGAATGTGGGCAAGCTTTTTCTCCTTGTCTTTTGCCATCGCTGCCTTGTTTTGATTCGAAAGTATCTTTTTGTTAAAAAAAAAGAGGCAAAGTATCTGTGCGTCGGACGGTTTAGTCCCGAGACTGGACACTTTCTTGTTTAATAAAAACGGTTATATCACTTTTGGGACAGCGAACGAAGAATCTGCATTTTCGGGATTTCAGGATTTTCAGGATTTAAACAAGTTAAAAAAGGGCCAATGGAGATCAGAACACAACATATTGTCAACCGGGAAAAAAAGGAGATCACAATGATGCTTTACGGCATGATTGGAAAGGATTTCGATGGTGACTATTTTGCCAAAGAGCTTGAATATGCTGACAGAATTTACGACCAGGTGACAATCCGTATTAATTCTGACGGGGGACTTGTTACTCAGGGATTATCTATCATTAGCCAGCTCGTCCAAATGAAGGCTTATACGATTGCTCAGATTGATGGCGTAGCTGCTTCGATGTCCGCGGTAATTCCTTGCGCTTGCGATGAAGTCCGGATGAATGACTATGCCAGGATTATGATTCATTCACCATATATGGTCGATGATAATATGAAAGCAGTAAAGATGTCGGCAAAGGACAAGAAGACCGCCGAGTCTGTCAAGGGTATCCTCGTTGATTTGCTTTCGAAACGGGGCAAGTCGAAAGAGGAGATTTCCAAATTACTGAATGACGAAACATGGTATACAGCTGATGAGGCTCTCGCTGCCGGTTTGATCCATTCAATTATCGCAACTGACCGGCCCGAACTTAAGGCGGTTTCTTCCGCACAACTGGTGGCTTGTATTCAGAAAGAAGTTGACACACTACACACACACCCAATTATAAAAATGAAGCAAATCTGCGCAAAATTAGGACTGCCGGAAAACTCTGACGAGTCGGTGATCCTTGCAAAAATGCAGGAACGCGAAACCGCTGCCGCCGCTCAAGGCACGAAGTTGGTTGACCGTTACCTTGAGCTCGGGCGGAAGTCCGGGGCTGTAACCGATGATAATGCTGAAAAAATGCGCAGGCTTGCCGGTGCAGACTTTGAGCTGTTCGTTGACTTATTGAAACTTGATACTGTCGTTACACCGATAGTTGAAAAGGATCGCATCTCGAATCACATCGTTGACGCACTCGGCAAAAAAGCCGACGAAAAAAACGAAAAGGATTTTGACTGGTTCCAGAAAAATAATCCACAGGCACTTGCCGCAATGGAGATCGCTGAACCCGAACGGTTCAAGAAGTTGTTCGAAGCGTACAACGCTCAGTTTATTTAATCACCTCACACTTGTAAGATGTCAGATCCAATCGTAAAATGGCCTTTTGGCGACGCAACCGTCGAAGTATTGGCCGCGACAGGCGTGTTAGCGATTAATATCGTTAACGAAATGACCATCATTGATGGCGCCTCCACCATCGCTACGGGAAACCGTACGATCAACCTAACCGTGAGCCCTAATGTGGGTATCGGTGCAATGATTGTGCTGAAGGCGAAAACCACAGCCGTCGAAACATTGACATTCGGCACAAAGATGCTGGGTGCCCTGATCACTGGCGTTGCCGGAAAAACAAAGGCCACTACCTTTATTTACGACGGTACCAACTTCATCAATGCCGGTACTCCAATCCAACTGGATTAACCTTTTAATCTTTTTTTCAAATGGCAGAAATTAGTAAAGTAGCGTACTCGAAGGAACTTTCGAAGTATTTGTCTCCCAACAACGCATTCTACCTCAAGAGCCGCCTCGTAACTGAGGCAGCAGATGCAGGCAGTTATGAGATCCCGCAGATGAGCAACCCGAGCAAGGTCCACAAAGGACAGCCGGATTCCCTTCCCGTAAAGGTGAAGATTGCAACCGACAATAAATTGGTTGCAAACATGTATCAGTTTTGGGCAGACCCCATCGCGATCACCAGCGAGAGCGAGATCGTGACCAATTATAGCAAGCGCCAAAACCACCAGGTGCAACAGGCTGCGCAGATTGAAACGGCAATTGCCGATCATGCGGCTTTGTCCTGGGCACCGCTTTTATCTTCCGGTTTCATTGTTCCTACTACAGGAGCTGCACGTGCAACCGGCGCTGCAACTTTGACCGGCACCCGTAAGGCAGTCACCAAAGATGATATGATCAAGGTTCAGGCAATGCTGCGCCGTGCGAATATCTTCGGTTTACCTGGTGGATTGTTCGCACTCGTCACCGACGACGTGTATTCTGACCTGTTGGCCATTGCCGACTTTGTCGACTACCAAAAACTGGGAGTGAGCGACAAGCTCTCCCAGGGAATCATTGGCCGTATTCTCGGCATCGAGATCATGAGCCGCACAAACGGGTTTGGTCACATCGGTGTATTGCAAAATGCAGCCGGAACAGCCAACCTTTCGGAAGCTACCACAGTGGCCACCGACCGTCCGGTTTCGTTGTTCTGGCACGAAGCGTATGTTTCGCGCGGTGAAGCAGCCGTTCAGGCGAATGTCACCCCGAATGCACCAGGTTATCTTGGAGCAACCATCATTGAGGCGTGGAAACGCTTTGGTGCGAGCCCTGTCCGCGACGACGCAAAGGGAACTGTTGCTCTGGTAGAAACGGTGTAAGCGAATTGCACGAATTTTAACGAATTCCACGAATAAAAAGGGCAGGCACACCGCCCGCCCTTTTTTCTAAAACCTTCTTTCTGATGAGTAAAACACAATTTCTTGTTATTCACTGTACCGCTACGCCAGCAGGCCGCGAAGTGTCATCCGAGGACATCCGGCATTGGCATATGGATCCGGAGCCAAAAGGCCGGGGATGGAGTCAGGTTGGCTATACCGATTTATTTCACGTGAATGGCGGCGTTGAACGGCTTGTTTCGAATAACGAAGATGATAATGTTGACTGGTGGGAAATTACAAACGGAGTGGCCGGAAAGAACTCAATCTGCCGCCACATTGTCTATGCCGGCGGCATGACGATTGAAAACAAAAAGCCTTTTGACTCTCGCTCCATCATGCAAAAGGAGGCCATGCGGAAATATGTTATCGAGTTTCGGCGCAGGAATCCGGGTGTAAAGATTGTCGGTCATAACTATTTCGATAAAGGTAAGGCATGCCCGAGCTTCGATGTTCAGGTTTGGCTGCTTGGAATCGGAATTAACCAGGTATTGTAATGAGCGATCTATTATCAATCATATCAATCATCCTGAACGGACTCCTCGGAGGCGGTTTTTTTATTCAGTTTGTCACGCTCCGAAGCCTGAGAGTAAAAGCCCAGGCTGAAGCTGACACAGCAAGCGCTAATACCGAATCGGTTGAACTTGAAAATGTCAATAAAGCTATTACGATATGGCGGGAGATGGCAGAGTCGCTGAAGGCAGAGTTAAAAGAGTCGAGGGATAAATATTCGGAGGTTGCTATACAGGTAGAAGCGCTGCGCAGGGAGGTGGCAAAAGTGAATAATACGAGTAATAAAATCCTCCGGCTGTTGGACCGTATTACGATTGATAACCTTGAAAAAATTGTCGAACAAATAAAAGTAGAGATCAATGAAAAAGGAGAATAAAATATTAATGATCATTGCGATCATCCTGATTATGCTGGCTTGCAAAACAGCACAGCAGCCAATTAACGATGTACCAATCCTGCGCAAGGAAAGGATCGTCGAAAAGCTTATACCTGTTGTAAACCCCGCCGACAGCGCCAATATTGTGGCGTTGTTCGAATGCGATGAAGAAAGGCAGGTGATCTTAAAGCAATTGAGTGAGGAGAAAAGCAGCCGGATGGAGAGTCAGTTTACTTTCAATAGCGGGCAACTCAAATACAAAGCTCAAACCAAGCCACAGACAGTTTACCTGCCATCAAAAGACAGTATTATATATCAGGATGTTCCCATAAAAGTTAATGTGCCATTTGAGGTTAACAAAGTAACCGGGTGGCAATGGACGCAGATATATGCAGGCCGGTTACTATTAGGATTTGCCCTGGCATTCGGGGTCTTCAAATTATTAAAGTTTAAATCATTCATTTAAAAACCTTTTAAAACTCAATTAAATGCCAACTCCAAATGTAGGGATTATTGATGGTGGCGACATACTTGTATATGTTAAGATTGCCACGGTTTGGACACCAGTTGCACATTGCACCGAGTGTTCGATTCAAAACAGTACAGAGGTACGCTCCAGGTCAACGAAGGATACTGGCCGCTTCGATCAGAAACGCGCAGGGAAACAAGGTACAACCATTTCGGTAAGTGCCCTGGCAACCTACGATTCATACAACTATTTCGATCTGCGTGCACTTCAGCTTGCCGGTACCGAGGTTGTATTGAAATATTCTGGACGTCCTGCTGCCGACGTCGCGAGCGGGAAGGCTGTTATTGCTGAAGCTACTGGCGACAAATATGAAACCGGTTCATTCATCATTACCTCTGTTGAGCGCAATGACGCAAAAGACGCGGATAGCACAATGACTGCCTCGTTCGAGAATTCGGGACCTGTGACCATTGGCACAGCGCCGGCAGTTTAATTTTCTATTTGTAGAGACAAGGCATGCCTTGTCTCTACATTAACAATCCATCCCATGCAAGTAAAAATTAACAATAATAATTACCCGATCCGCGTTACCCTCGGTGCTCAGCTGCTCTTTAAGCAAGATACCGGAAAAGAGGTTTCAGCGATGGACGGTGTCGAGGACTTTGGAAAATACCTATGGTGTTGCACAAAGTCTGCATCGATGGCTGACGGCGTTGCGTTTGATATTCCTTTCGATCAGTTCCTACACTCATTTGACCAGGATCTTTTAGATCAATGGGAGGAGCTTCAGCAGGAATACGTTGAAAAAAAAACGAAAATGATAATTGCGCGATCGGAGAAGTTTCTACAAAACAGTTCGATAGCGGAATCGCAAAAATAGAAGACCTGCTCGCGGAAGGGTTATTGATGGGATTGAGTCGCCCGGATTGGTTGGCACTGACCCCTAAGCAATATACCATTTTCCGCGAAGCCTGGTATCGGAGGGCATCCGCAAAAGAACACGAAACATGGGAGGTTGCCCGTTGGCAGGTATTCCGAACCTTATGTCCACCCGCAAAAAAGCAAATATCTATTACGGATCTGATTGAGTTTCCCTGGGAAAAGCAGGAAGCTGAAAAACCAACAAAAGAGAGCTCGAAAGAACGCTTTGAAAATCTAAAAGAACGCTGGAAATGAGTAACGGTAGAGTAGCAGAATACATTGTTAAACTGGTAGGCCAGAATGCGCAGCTGATGGGTCAGCTTAACCAGGCGAATGCCGGGCTAAGCCAGATGACCAATCAGGCAGGTATGGCACAACGGGCAAATGGCGCTTTGTCGAGCACACTGAAGAGCGTTGCTGCCGCCGCTGCCGGTGCATTTTCTGTTGTTGCCATTGGCCAGTTTTTGAAGGCGTCCGTAAACGCTTATGAGGAAAGTGAAAAAGCCCAGGCAAAAGTAGCCCAGGCAATCAAGACGACTGGCGGAGTCGCTGGAGTATCTCTGAAGGAACTAACTGCCATTGCTGCGGACTTCCAAAAATCAACACTGTTCGAGGACGACTCGATCATGGATGGCGTAACTGCCCAATTACTCACGTTTACGAACATTACGGGAACTAATTTTAAAAGGGCGCAGGTTGCGGCGCTTGACCTGGCCACTGTTTTAGGATCCGACCTTAAAGGACAATCAATTCAACTGGGTAAAGCCCTGGAGAATCCGGTTGCGGGAGTTACGGCATTATCACGTGCCGGGGTAACATTTACCGCATCACAAAAAGCGGTCATTCAAAGCCTTGTAGATACCAACCAACTTGAGGCAGCCCAGTCAATCATTTTAGATGAAATTGCTACGAAGTATGGCGGACAGGCTGAAGCCGCCGCAAAAGCGAGTACGGGGATTACCCAACTTTCCAATAGTTTTGGAGACCTGATGGAGAATATTGGCGGGGTAATTGCAAAGGGCGATACATTTAAGTCTACGATTGCCGACCTGGGCACAATAACCGAAGTTTTGGGGCGTTCTGATTATTCGGGACTTGAAAAATTCTTTGCGCTATTAGACCCGTGGGCGGATGAAACGTTAGCGTATAAAAAGGTTTTAGAGGAGACGGCCAGAGCGCAAGCGAATATCAACGAGATTGCCAGCCGGACACCACAGTATTATGCGGATCTGGCACTGAAGCAAAAAGCGGCAGCCGATGCAGTAAAAGAGGCGGATAAAGAAAAAATGAGAACCCTCGATGGTGTAACTGCGGCTCTTGCTTTGGCAAAAGAGGCGCAGGGTAGCGTCAACTCGGAAGATAAAAAAGCTGTAGCGGCAATTAACAAGCAGGTTACTGCGCTAACGCTTAAGAAAGAGGCTTTAGAAAAGCTTTATGAGGTTCAGAAACCACGCGAGAAGGTTACAAAGCTTGCACCAATGGAGCAGCGGCTGGATGTGAAAGCAGTTGTATCAGGCAAAAAAGCAGATCCACTTGCAGGGCTACGAATTAAACCACAGGTAACGTATGAAAGCGACACCCTAAAAGACTACTCAAAGGAACTGGGTATCATTACACAAAAGCAACTGCTTTACGGCAATGCGCTCGGCACGGTGATCGCAAAAAAGGAGGCTACGCAAGCAGCTATTGACGGGCTACTCAGCGAGGGATACTCAGCCGAAAGCCTCGAAGTACAAAAGCTGATGGGTATTTACGATCAGTACAACGCCCAGCAAACACAAATACAGGGCATATCCGAGAAAACAAAAGAGACACTATCGCAAATGGGTAGTGCCTTTTCGACATTGGGATCGGGTATTGGTGGAGCAGCGGGCGACTGGGTCAGCTTCGCCGGAACCCTGCTTGAGTCGATACCACAACTAATCACTCAAATCACCGCCTTAGTCGGTGCCCAGGTAGCGGGATCAGTGGCCAGCGCAACGGCCACGGGTGCTGAGGCTGCTGCCTCGGGAGCGAATACACTTGCCAAAGGCGCAGAGGCTGCTGCAATTGGTGTGGTAACAGCCGCAAAGATAACAAGCGCAGTTACAGGAGTCGCGACAGCTGCAACCGAGGTGGCCGCTTCAGGAGCTGTCACCGCTGCAAAAACTACAGAGACATTTGTCTCGGGTGCAGCGGGAGCAGCTAAAATGCCGTTCCCCGCCAGTTTAATTGCACTGGCATTGGTGATCGGAACCATCGGAGCAGTACTCGCCTCAATTCCAAAAGCAAAGAAGTTTGCTAATGGTGGTATTATATCGGGTCCAACGTTGGGGCTTATGGGCGAATATCCGGGCGCGTCAAATAACCCTGAGGTAGTTGCTCCATTGAGCAAACTAAAGGGCATGATTAACGACCGGAGCGGTGCAATGGATATCAGTGTTCAGGACATTGTATTAACCGGATCCCAATTGAGAATTATACAAAGGGCAACAGACAGACAATTAAACAGGAGGTCGTAGGGGAGAAATGGCGACAGAGAGAAAGGGAAAGTTCATAATTCATAAATCATAATTGACGATGTACGGATTACGCATAAGGCTTGAATTTAATGATGATTTGGATAGTTACTACGCTATAAATCTGTTACAGCGTGACTATTCCGGACAGGCCGACGTGCGCGAACTTACCGGGACGCCCGCGATTATCGAAATTGGTGACAGCGGCGCGGAGGAGTTTCCGATCGTTATGGGAGCGATGGCTACTGTTAATTTTTATGCCGAGGATGGCGACGACTGGGGTGTACTCTACACGGCTGACCGTCGCAGGTTTCAACTTGAGATCCGGAAGGATAATGCAGTAACCGGACCTATTATATTTACAGGATGGTTGATGCCACAGGAGTACTCAGAGCGTTTAACCTGGCAGCCCACATTATCGATCAAGGCAATCTGCGGTCTTGGAGAGTTAAAGGAGCTGGATTACCTCGACGCTTCTGAGGCTCGTTTTTCCGGTCGTAAATCATATCTCCAGATACTTACTGATCTTTTATCAAAACTCAATCTAAACCTTCCGATTCACTCGGCCATTGACTGGCGCGATTCGTCGATGGCTGCCGGTGATGCTTTTGCCCAGTCATTTGTTGACGTATCCATTTATGACGGATTGAATTGCCGCGAGGTGTTAGATCAAATACTCATTGGCTGCCGTATTATGCAACGCTCCGGAGCATGGTATGTCGAAAGCTACACTGCACTGAAGCGTGCAACTCATACCCAATACAATTACAACGGTTCCGGTGTGTTTTTATCGGCAACCGAAGCCGTTTCGCTACGTGGAGAAATTAACCAGAAGGAAATATGGACGGAAGGCACACCCATGCTTCAGCGCTGGCCCGCATATGATAAGTTGATACTTGGACAGGACTACGGGAAAAGAGAGTCGTTTTTTAAAAATCATCAATTTTCTGATGGGCTCGATTCATGGCAAAACGAAACGGGTTTCCCGTATTTGTTTACAGCCCCTGCGGAAAGTGATGATACGTTCGTGAAAATAGATGGTCCAACTGATGGAGGTTTAAGGCAAAGCGTTACAATAAATGTGGGTGAGGGAATGTTTGTATTCAAGGCGAAGGCAAGTGCGATGGGAGGATTGATGTCGGCCACCGAAATACTTAACGAGCCCACAATTATCGCTACAGCTATACAGGTAAAACTTATTGGATCGGTAAAAACGTGGTATCTCAATGGATCTACCGACGACAATATCGGTACCTGGCAGGAGCAGCCATGCTTTGTTATAATCAACAAATTAAACAGTGAGCCTTATGCTAACCCTATTTATGGCACTGGTTGGAAATTTAATTGGGTAGAAACCGAAAGAAGGTCTATCCTTCCGTGTGCAGGGATCTTATCGGTTTATCTTCCGGGATGCGCAAATGTTGTGTGGAACGGGAAGACCGTGTTTACCGATTTGTTATACACAAATGTAATTGCCTTTCAAGAGGGTGAGTTCGCATCGGGTCTTACAGTTACAGGTCTGAATTCGAACCCGTACATTGATATAAAAGACGATGTCAAATTAATGCAAGGTACGATTCCGCAAAACTCGAATGCTCCGCTTATCTGGGGCGCGGGACTCTCCTATAACGCTGATCAGTTCAGCCAGGCCAGGCAATGGCATCTTGACGGTTCGTCGTATGTTTATGGATATGCTGAGTTAATATCAAGAATGCTCTTGTCGCTAAGGAGAAGGCCAATAACCGTGATGCAGTGCAACGCGATTGGTGTTTTTGTTGAGACCATTTACACGGAACTTAATCAGCCTGGTATTGAATATATTTTCACAGGTGGCTCACTGGAACTTCAAACCCGAAAGATTGATGGGCAATGGGTGGAACTGCTCAATTATGATTCAGAGATCGGGACGGTAAGCTCAAACGAAAGAGTTACCTCGTCAAATAATAGCACTTACCGCTCGTCTGGTACTGGTGAGAAAAGAATATATGGCACGGGGTCAGGAACGCCCAAACGTATCAATGATCTGGAGCAGGAAGTAACTATATCAAATGCGTTAAGAATTGAGGTTGATCAGGCAGATTTTGAGTCGAGCAAGCGCGTAGATGTTGGGCAGATTGTTAACCATACTATCAGCGAAATCATTGACAATGATGCGCTAAAAGACTACATCGGCAACAATGCCGGGAACGGTGGAATTCCCGATACCCGGACAATATTAATCTCAGGAGCTATTATGTGGGATACCGGGCTTACGTTCCAATCAACAAAGCTTGTCTACAAAATACTTGGAGATGATTACCAGGTATCACCACAGACCATCACACTCGATGCGGCAGATGCAGCATTGCCCAGGATCGATGTATTCTTTGTTGATACAAGCTCGGAAGTTAGGGTACTGAAGGGTATTCCCGCAGCCATCCCGGTTAAGCCGGAGCTCGGGGCTAATGATCTCGAGATAACACTGGCTTATATTCCGGCAGGTGCGACAGAGCCAGACCTTGATATTGAAACGGTTTATGATGAGCATACTGAATGGACGGCAGCCGAAACGCATGACGACAATATTACCGTCAATTTTGATGCGACGACAACACCGGTCACAGGGGTGAAGTGCCTTGAGGTTAAAATTACGGTACCTGACACTGTCATAGCCACACCGACGCATTATGTCGGAGAGCGATACCAGGGTGGAATTATCTTCTATCTGGCAGGAGGAGGAAAAACAGGGCTCATAGCATCCGAAAAATATGCTTCGGTTGGTGTTCAATACGGCGAGGAGCATTCATCAGGCCCTAATGCTATGGAGATCGGGGCAGGTCAGGCCAACACTGCCGCATTGATGGCGAACGCTTATAGTTCCACATGTGCCGCATATTACGCCGTCAATTATGAAGGTGGTGGCTTCAAGGATTGGTTTCTTGGATCACAGGCAGAAAACGCAGAGCTCCTTTTCAGAAAGTCATTATTCCCGAATTTTTCAGGCGCTATCTGGTCGTCTTCTGAAAAATCGGGTTCTGACGACTGGAAGAGAGCGTGGGCAAGTAATTTCGATAATAGCACATCCATTACACGCGATAAAACGAACTCGTTTAAGGTCGTGCCAATCCGCAAGTTTGATGATACTGTCGCCGTTGCCGGCATTCCGGTTGATGTTGTTACTCCATCCTCTACGGTAATCAATTTTGATGCTCCTACGCCCATCACAATGATCAATGGGATTGTGTCATTTTATCTGAAGTGCTCTGCTGAATGGCTGCCGAACACAGCGATCTCTATCCGCCTCTACAATGATGCGGAGCGTGTTGGTCGTCTTGTGATCAGTAAGAGTTCGGGCATGCACGGCTTCAATTCGGCTGATCCGGAGTGGCAATTGATCGCTGTCCCGGCCACGCTGTTTTCTATGACTTCGCTCACTGTTAATAAGGTGATGATTGCCCTGGTTAATAGCTGGCCGAATAACGTGACACTATCGGTTGACCGGCTACGGATTCAACATGACAGTAACCAAACGCCCGAGGTGATATTGACGCCTGGGGTTTACGGATCTACCACCAAACATGTGGTGATGACTGTAGATGAGCGGGGAGTTGTGAAGGGGATTAGTGAGGTGGAGCAGGAAGGATCGGGAGGCGAGCCAGTTGTTACAACAGACCTTGACTTCAAAAACTACAAGGGCATTCGCCTGGCTGATGGTACTGAAACCACTGACGCTGTAAATAGAGGACAATTAGATACGGCTGTATCGAATGCAATGAGCGGTGTTGGTAGTTCGATCCATGTGCCGGTTGCAAGTGTGGCAGTTGCCAAAGCAATAGCCGCAGCCGGAAGGCTGGACATGATGCTGATGCTCATTGAAACAATGGGATTGTACCGATTTGATTCGGATATCATTGCAGTTAGTAACGACACAACCGTAATACTTCCGGCTGACGTTTCGTCTGATACGCTACCAGGAAGATGGATTAAGATAAGTAGCTCGATCACCGATCATAACCTACTGAGCAATATCCTGGGTAATGGTGGATATCACTTATCACTGGCAGAGCGCGAGAAGCTATTGGGAATAAAGGGTATTGCGGAGCTAACTTCTGCCGACGCTTCTGTAATTATCAACGGGAATGATTTATCTGTAAAGCTTCTTGACCCAATTAAAAACATCACCCGTTCAATCTCCTTTAACGATACGGTCGCCACCATTTTCAGGGATTACTACAAAAACGATTTCAGGATTGCGGCAATCGACCTGAGAGGAATTTCAGGAGTGA